GATGTTTAGTGATGGTAGGTAGAATAACTCAAATAAACATAACAGATTCTGGACTTACTATTGATAGTGATTTAGAAATAATCATAACTAGACCAACAACTCCAACACAACACGCGACGGCTGAGTCTACATTAACTGGCAACGGTGAAGTAGGTATTATTACAGTTACAAATCCAGGCTCACATTATCTTGGCGTTCCTACTGTGTCGATTTCATCTCCTGATAGTGTAGGAAAACAAGCTTTAGGTGTGGCAGTGTTGGGTGATAGTGGTGATGTTGCTAATATTCTTTCAACGACCGGCGGTAAATTTTATAAATCTGTTCCGTCTGTCATTATTTCTACACCTACTGGTGATAGCAACAAACAGGCAACTTTATCACTACAGTACGATTCTGATAACGGAAAAGTTTCTAGCTTAACGATAACCAACGCCGGCAAACTTTATGATAGTTCTGCATTACCCACAATAACTATTTCAGCTTTTGATTCTAGTGGAGGTTCAACAGCTACAGCTATAGCAACTGTGGTTAACAGTAGACTTTCTAGTGCTTTAATTACGGATTCTGGTAGTGGATATACTTCGGCTCCCACAGTAACTATTTCAGCACCCACTTTGTCGTTAAGTAATTTTACTGCAACTGCAACTGCAATAATAGATTCTATAGATGGAATTGGTAGTTATAATATAACAAATGCTGGATCATTTTACTTGTCCGTGCCTACTGTTACAGTTGGAGCGCCAACTGGAGGAGCAGATTCTTTTAAAGCTTCAGCGTTAGCTGTTATGGATAATGCAGACTCTAATAACAGTGTAAGCCATCTATTAATATTGGATTCTGGTAGTGGATATGAAACATTACCCATAATTACAATAGATTCCTCAACTGGCAGCGGAATAAATTTTCAAGCAAAGGCTGTTGCTGTTAGAAATACTCTCACAAGAAAGCTTTTAAGAGTTGACATTATTAATCAAGGTAAATACTATGATTCAAATGTAGTGCCTATTGTTACAATAGCTGCACCGAAAGATGTTAAATTTGAAATTGGTGAAAAAATAACACACAAGCTTCCTAATACTACGTTGCATGGTGAAATATCTGCTTGGAAACAAGATTCTAATAAGTTATCCATTATTCATGTGGGCGCAGATGATGGTAAATATCATGAATTTGTTGCACAAAATGACTCTGATATCGTAGGCTTAACTAATAGAAGTAAAGTTGGCATAGTATCGGTTACAGAAACTAATAAAATTTCAAATAATGAACAGAATGACGATTTTGCAGCAACTTCAACAAATGTCTTACTAGACTTCTTAGATTTCTCCGAGACAAATCCATTTGGCGATCCAGGAGATACATAATGTTTGGTACATATTTTTATCACGAAAGAATTAGAAAAACAGTTGCGATATTTGGAACTATGTTCAATGACATATATGTTTTAAGAAAAAGAAGTGATGGTAGAGTAATTAGTCAAGTTAAAGTTCCTTTGGCATATGCACCAAAAGAAAAGTACTTAGAACGTATTAGAGAAAATCCGGACTTGACTGACGATACAAAAGTTGCTATAAAGTTACCTAGAATGTCTTTTGAAATATTAGCAATGCAATATAACTCAGAACGCAAACTTCCTAAAATGAACAGATTTGATAAGACATTAACCAGTACTAGTAAAAACAAGTTTTTTAGTCCTGCGCCATATGATATTTCATTTCAATTGAATATATATACAAAAACTCAAGATGATGCTTTACAAATAGTTGAACAGATAATACCTTATTTTAATCCACACTACACAATTACTATGAAGCCATTTGCAACACTTGCTTCAGATATTCGGGAAGATATACCTATTACTTTAAATAGTGTTGCTTTTGCTGATGATTTTGAAGGTACTTTAGAATCTAGACGTACTATAATTTACACTTTAGATTTCACAATGCTTGCTAATTTTTACGGCGCGATTGGAGATAGCAAAATTATCAGACAAACGATTACAGATGTTCATACGATGCTCAAAGGTGACTCTTCTGATCCTCAGTTTGCAAGATATACAATTGATCCTAATCCTCTAAATTTGACACCTCCATTAGGAGACAGTGATTTTGGATTTACTCAAAATACAATAGAACATTTTGATAGTGCATAGGAAATAAAAATGAATGATACAGATAATGAACAGGATGATTTGGAGTTTACAAGACGTACTTATTATGATTTAATTAATAAGGGTCAAGAATCTTTAGATGAAATGATGAATTTAGCATCTGCACTAGAACATCCTAGGGCATTTGAGGTTGTAGCCACACTCATAAAAAATACATCCGATGTAAATGATAAGTTAATGGATCTTCATAAGAAAAAGAAAGATTTGGCTAAACTAGATAAGCCTAGCGAAAACTCAACAACTAACAATCTTTTTGTAGGTTCGACAACAGATTTGCAAAGAATGTTACAAGATATGAAGCCTGTGGATGATAGTAAAATTCATGTTGTTGAAGATAATGATAATGTGATAGAGTTTAAAAAAGATGATGATACACCAACAACCTAATACTTATTTAGGTAATCCAAACGTAAAACGTGATGGAATAGTTCAAGAGTGGACTAATGATGCGGTAAAAGAGTATGCTAAATGTATGAATGACCCATCATACTTTGCAAAAACTTACTGTAAGATTATATCACTTGATAAAGGTCTTGTCAACTTTAATCTTTATCCATATCAAGAAAAAATGTTTGAATCTTTTAATAATAATAGGTTTTCAATAGTTTTAGCTTGTAGACAAAGCGGCAAATCAATATCATCTGTTGCTTATCTTCTTTGGTTTGCTTTGTTTCATAGCGAAAAAACCATTGCAGTTATGGCAAATAAAGGTGCAACAGCAAGAGAAATGCTTGGTCGCATTACTTTGATGCTTGAAAACTTACCGTTCTTTTTACAGCCTGGTTGTAAGGCACTCAACAAAGGATCAATAGAATTTAGTAATAATTCAAGAATTGTAGCGGCAGCTACTTCAGGTTCATCAATTCGTGGTATGTCTGTTAATCTTCTTTATCTTGACGAATTTGCATTTGTTGAAAGAGCAAATGAATTTTATACTTCTACATATCCTGTTGTATCATCTGGTAAAGATACTAAAATTATCATTACATCAACAGCTAATGGCATTGGCAATATTTTTCATAAGATATGGGAAGGTTCAGTACAGGGTACAAACGAATTTAAATCTTTTCGTGTTGATTGGTGGGATGTTCCGGGTAGAGATGAAAATTGGAAAAATTCTACTATATCTAACACTTCACAGTTACAATTTGATCAAGAGTTTGGTAATACATTTATAGGCACAGGAGATACTCTTATAAATGTTGAAACTTTACTGGGACTAAAAATGAAAGATCCTATAGAAATCACTAGTGATGGTGTTAGATTATATGAGCACCCTAAAGAAGGTAATACTTACACATGTTTAGTTGATGTTGCACAAGGTAGAGGTAGAGATTTTTCAACATTCAATATAATTGATGTAAGTGATCGTATTTTTAAACAAGTCGCAGTATATCAAAATAATACTATATCTCCATTACTCTATCCTAATATCATATATAAGTATGCAAAAGTATACAATGACGCTATGGTAGTTGTAGAGTCAAATGATGCTGGTCAAGTTGTATGTAATGGTCTTTATCATGATCTAGAATATGAAAATATGTTTGTGGAATCTGTTATTAAAGCAGATTCTTTAGGTATTAAAATGAACCGTAAAGTAAAAAGAATAGGCTGTTCTTCATTCAAAGATTTAATAGAAACGAACAAACTTGAAATATATGATAGAGAAACTATTTCAGAGATTTCAACTTTTACATCAAGAGGAAATTCTTGGGAAGCTACAGATGGTAATCATGACGATTTAGTAATGAATTTAGTATTATTAGGATATTTTGTGGGTACAACATACTTTAATGAAATGACAGATATTAATATTAAAGATTTAATGTTTTCACAAAGAATGCGCGAGATTGAAGATGACGTATTGCCTTTTGGATTTATAGATGATGGTAGATATGAGCCAGTAGAAACTCCTAATCCTTGGCAAGTGAAGAATGCCCCATCTTGGAATGAATGGTGAAAATAGATATTATATAAATAACAGTAATTGAACATAACCGTATTATGACAACTTATAATTCTATTACTTGGAAAAGGAAAGAAACATGGCGTTATTCTCACCATCAGAGTCTCCTGCTGTCGTTGTAAAAGAAGTTGACCTTACTAATGGCGTTGCTAACGTGCCTACTTCAACAGGGGCATTTGTTGGTAATTTTAATTGGGGTCCATGCGACGAACCGACTCGAATCAATAATGAAGCTACACTTGTAAGTAGATTTGGATCACCAGATACTGACAACACTGTAGACTTTCACTCAGCATCATACTATTTAAGATATTCTGACGATCTAATGGTCGTTCGTAGTGAAGGCGGCTCTGCAAAAAATGCAGTAGACTCAGATGCCGTATCAAATGCAATTTTAGTAAAAAATGACACCCACTTTGATACATTAACTGTAGATGCTTCTGTATCATTTATTTCTAAACACGCTGGAAACCTTGGAAACTCTATTTCAGTCCATCTATGCACAGCCCAGCATGACTCAGCATTCGATAATTGGGATTACAAAAGTAATTTCACAGATCGACCAATGACTTCCGATTATGCTTTAAGTATTGCCGGAGACTCTATAGGAACAAGAGCCACAAGTACAATTCGTGATGAGGTTCATGTTATTGTAGTTGATGCAGACGGAGAACTTACTGGAACAAAAAATCAAGTTCTAGAAACTTATCCATTTTTATCTGTAGCTAAAGGAGCTAAAAAAGCAGACGGAACTAGCAATTTTCTCAAAAACGTAATTAATAATCAATCTTCTTATTTAAGATTTGCTAATTTTCCAACAGTTGGCCTTCCTGCAAAGTTTTCTGCAAACTCGGGCATAACATTAACCGCATCTAATGCAGCAACAACAGATTATACTGCTGGTCTTACTGCTAGTACCAATACCATTGAAATCAAATTTAATGGAGGAGTAAACTCCGGTACACTAACAAAATCTCATATTACAGATGGTTTTGATAATTTTGAAGATGTTAATGCACATGTCGTTGACTTCTTAATAGCACCTTCTATGGCCACATCTTCGGATCAAGTAACAGTTGTAAATGATCTTGTTACGATTGCTGAAAGTATCCGTAAAGATTGCATTGTAGTTACTTCTCCAAATAGCGCAGCCGTCATTGCTGCTAATCCAAATACATCAGTTATTACAGGAGTAAAAAACTTTACTAGAAGTTCTTACTTAACAGTGGATAACAATTATCTGAAAGTTTACGATAAGTATAATGATGAATTCATTAATATTCCTGCGGCTTCATCAACTGCTGGACTCATGGCAGCAACAGATAATAACTTTGCACCTTGGTTCTCACCTGCGGGTACTCGTAGAGGACAATATTTTGGGGTTACAAATCTAGCATATAGCCCTAATAAATCTGAAAGAGACCAGTTATATCAAGCTGGTATTAATCCAGTTGCAAACATACCTGGACAAGGAATATTACTCTTTGGCGATAAAACACACCTTGCAAGACCATCTGCGTTTGATAGAATCAATGTTCGCAGATTGTTCCTTGTACTTGAAAGAGCAATTTCAAATGCAGCACAAAACATTCTCTTTGAATTTAATGATGAATTTACAAGAGCAGAATTTGTGAATGTAGTTGAACCTCTATTGAGAGATGTACAGGGTCGTAGAGGTATCACAGACTTTAAACTTGTATGTGATGAAACTAACAATACACCATTAGTCATTGACACTAATCAGTTTATTGCTACACTATTCATTAAACCCGCAAGATCAATCAACTTCATTACTTTAAACTTTACTGCGGTTCGTACCGGTGTAGCGTTTGAAGAAGTTGTTGGCACAGTAAGCTAAGGAGAGAAAAATGGCTATTTTAGGCGTAGATGATTTTAAAGCTAAGTTAAGAGGCGGTGGCGCAAGACCTAATCTTTTCAAAGCTACTATCAACTTCCCTGGCTACGCGGCTGGAGATGTTGAACTTACATCATTCATGTGTAGAACTGCACAGTTGCCCGCTTCACAAGTAGGAGTTATACCTGTAAACTTTAGAGGTAGAATTTTGAACATGGCAGGCGACCGTACATTCAACCCATGGACTGTTACTATTATTAACGATACTAACTTTGATGTAAGAAATGCAATGGAACGTTGGATGAACGGTATTAATGCACATTCTGCAAATACAGGTCTTACAAATCCACAAGAGTATCAAGCAGATTTACTTGTAGATCAACTTGATAAAGACGAAACTATATTAAAGCGTTATGAATTTAAAGGCGCTTTTCCAAGTAGTGTTAGTGAAATTTCAGTTGATTATGCAACTAATGATCAGATTGAAGAATTCACAGTTGAATTCCAAATTCAATATTGGTCGTCTTTGGGCACTACTAGTTAAGATATAAATACTTGAAAAGGTGAGGGGTTCGCTCCTCACCTCATTTGCATTATAATATTAGGAAAAATATATGGCTGACAATGAATTTACAAAACTTTTTGGCTTTGAGTTTAGACGCGCTGGCAAAAAAGATGAAAATAAACAAAAACTAAAATCCGTCATTGCACCACAAAGTGATGATGGTGCTGGTTATGTTACAGCCTCAGGTAGTCACTTTGGTCAATATGTTGATATTGATGGTGACAACACTAAAGATAATATAAGTCTCATTCAAAAATATAGAGGTATTGCAACTCATCCAGAAGTTGATATGGCTATTGAAGATATTGTAAATGAAGCTATTGTAAACAATGAAGATGATACCACTTTAAAATTAAATTTAGACGAAATTGAAACTCAAGATAATATCAAAGAACAAATCCAAGAAGAATTTGAATATGTACTGTCGTTGTTTGATGCCACAGAACACGCACACGATTTATTTAAAAGATGGTATATCGATGGAAGAATTTATCATCACATTCTTGTAGATGAAAATAATCAGAAGGCAGGTATTCAAGAATTAAGATTTGTTGATGCTATAAAAATTCGTAAAGTAAAAGAAATTAAAACTAAAAAAGATGCAGTAACAAATGCTGACATAATTGATGAAATTAAAGAGTACTATATTTATCAAGATAAACCAGGAAAAGCTGCACCTGGAACAATGTCTAACAAAGGTATAAGATTTAGTACAGACGCTATCAATTATGTAACAAGCGGTCTTTTAGATGAAACAAGAAAAAAAGTTGTCTCTCATTTACATAAGTGTATTAAGCCTGTCAATCAATTAAGAATGATGGAAGACTCTCTGGTCATTTACAGATTGAGTCGTGCACCAGAACGTAGAATTTTCTATGTTGATGTTGGTAACTTACCTAAGGGTAAAGCAGAAGAATACATGAAAAATATTATGACCAAATATCGTAACAAACTCGTTTACGATGCTGGTACTGGTGAATTGCGTGATGATCGTAAACATATGTCAATGCTAGAAGATTTTTGGCTACCTAGGCGTGAAGGTGGTAGAGGTACCGAAGTTTCCACACTTCCAGGTGGTGATAACTTAGGTCAGATTGATGATATTATTTATTTTCAAAAACGTCTTTATCGTGCATTGAATGTTCCTCTCAACAGACTAGAGCAAGAATCACAATTCTCACTCGGTAGAGGCAATGAAGTTACTAGAGAAGAAATAAAGTTTTCAAAGTTTATTGATAGACTGCGAAAAAAGTTTTCTATGGTATTCTTACAAGTTTTGAAAAAACAACTTATCTTAAAAAGAATTATTACAGATGCAGATTGGGATGAATGGAAGACCGATATTAGAATTGACTATGCAAGAGATAATTATTTTGCAGAATTAAAAGATGCTGAAATATTGAGAGAAAGATTGCAGACTCTAGAATTGATGACAAACTATGTTGGTGATTATTTCTCTAAAGGATTTATTCTTAAAAATGTTCTTAAATATACAGAAGATGATGTAAAAGACCTCAAAAAAGAAATTGAGACTGAAATAAAAGATGGCGATCTTCCTGATCCGGCAGAAGAAGAAGATCAAGACGATAGGCGTTAATTATGGCTAGTAATACCAAATTAAGCTGGCGATTTACTCATGAAGATAATACAAGTATATCCAGAGTTAATACTGGACAAATATCATATCTAACCGGTACTACAGAAGATATTACTGAAGATAATTTTCTTACACTTGCAAATATAATAGAATTAGAATATCCTGTTAGAACGGACGGTGCTACACCAACGAACCATGAGAAAATTTCATATCAGCTTAAAGAAGAAGGTGGTGAAAGTCCCGGTAGTATAGTATATAGAATTAGTTTTTTTCTAGATGGTGAAAATTTAGATAATATAGTAGAATTTGATGAAGGCATAGAATTTAATCAATTTCGGCAATCTTTCGCTCGGATAACACCTGCAATTTCTACATCTACAGTTCTGTATATTGGAATAGAAAAGATTGAAAGAAGTATAGTCCGAAGAAGTAGTAGAGGCTTTCGCAGGCGCAGAGTACAAAGTACACTTTTACAAAATTTTATAATAGGATTTAAAGTAAAACAGCCTGTTTCAGATACAGATACGTTGTCAATTTCTCCAGGCACTGGCGCAGATAGTGCTACCGCAGAAGGTGCTGGTTCTGTTGTAACAACATCATTAGAGTCAAATTTAGATTCAGATGCAAATGTAGCAGCCGCACAAAATTCATTACTAGATTCTGCAATAGCTTCAGGCATAGCACCTGATAGTTCTGGAATAGTAGCTGGAGTAGATTTAAGCACTGTTTCATCTATAGTTTCTGGACCTATAATTCTTAAAGATAGTGATGGAAATAGACCTGTTCCAAAAGTTGAAGGTATAAATGTAGATAGTGCAGAAATAAAAAATCTACAAGCTGATAGTGCCACAATACAAAAAATTACTGCAGATAGCGCATCTATAACAAAACTTGGCGCAGATAGCGCATCTATAACAAACTTATCTGGTAGTTCTATGGAATTTGATAGTGCAACTTTAGGTAAATTAAATCTTAGTAAAAATTCTAGTATTGAACTAGGAGATAAAAACGAAAGTGATGGTTTAGGCAATATATCAGATTTTACATCGATTAAACCTGACGTTATTTATTCTCCTTTAGTCGATGCTAAGAATCTTGAAGCTGATAGTGCAAATATAGTAAGAGAATTAAAAGTAGGTAGATTTTCTATTGATGCTGGTAATACTGACGAAACTGCAGTTTTATTAGATGGTAATTATGGTGGACTATTTTATAGTAAAAATTCAATACGTCATGCATCTTTAAAATTCGATGAAGATGATGATAAATGGCATTTTCATCCAAAAATAAGAGTTTCGGATTTAGATAGCAGCGGTATTGTTGATAATACTCAACCGGGAACTACAATAACAAACAGTATAGAACAATTAGGTTCTGGAAAACACGGTCAGTTTTTATCTTTTAATGGCATATTAAATCAGTATGAATGGGATTACATTGTAAAAACTGGTAAAATTACTTCTACTAATGTAGAACTTGCTAGAGAATTGGCAAAAGTTCCTTCACAAAACTCAGATACGACGGCACAAAATAATACAAAAGATTTAATTCATTCTACTTGGGACAATATAAGTCATGGTATATCAACTTCATCCGTAGGTATTCTATCCTCAACTTCATATCCATTTAATGATAGTAATTTAGGTTTTGTATTTTACGATTCAACAAGTCATATGGTAAAAACTTTAACTTCTGGACATGAGACTCATTCAATGAGTGGTTTTATATCTGATGCAAGTTATGAAGAATATGAAACTACAGTTGTGTTTACAGGAGACAGTAGCGGAAAATCTATGGGATTTATTATTGGTTATGTTATTGAGGGAGAAGAAGGTGTTATTGACAATATACTTGAAAGACAATCAACTTTAACTTTATTCAGAACACCTAATCCTTCAGGATTTGATGGTAGCGATACTCCTATGGATCATAACACAAATGTATATACAAGTTATGCACTTGTGTTAAATGCTTTCCAAGAAGATCAGCATATTTTAGATTTTGATGGTACATTTGAGATTGGTGGTACAACACATTCAACTTGGGATGCTGCAGGTAGTACAGCGATAAAAATCAAAAAAGATAGAGAATATTTACGAATTACATTATCTAATTTTGGAAGTTCTATTCCAAATAATAGTATGCAATTTGAGTTTGACTTAATTAATAACTTTGAAGGTCGAGCCAAAAAATTTGCAGGTAGAGTGCAATATGGCTATGCAACAAACGGAGTAAAAGGTGGAAAATTTGAAGCTGAATTTAAAGATGGAGGATTAGATGGAATTAAAGACGAACATAGCATTATTGACATTAAAAATGAAAATGTTTATGTTTTTATTGATTCTTCAGCAACATCTAATTATAATTTACCTGTAGGCTATCATTTACTTGAAAGCGATTTTAATGGAAATAAAATAGATTTTTTCAGAGAACAATTTAGTTTAGGTAGAATATTTCATAATCCAACTTCTGTACCGCCTAAAACTTGGTATAAAGATCCTTACACTACATTTGAAATTGCAACAATATTTAATGAAATAGGTGATGATAAAGAACCAAAGCTTGGAGGTGACCTAAGTCTAAATGGATTTGGTATTTTTAACCCATCTGGACATATTGTTATTGATCCTGCTCCAGTAAATGATTCTGCAGGTCAAGTTATAATAAAAGGCAATTTACAAGTTGATGGAACTCAAACTACTATTAATAGTACTATACTTGATATTGATGATAAGAATATAACTGTAGCAAAAGGCGCTTCAAATGCTGCAGCGGCTGATGGTGGTGGCATCACAATAGATGGTGCAGACGCTACAATATTATATAAAGCGGACAGTGATGCATTTGCATTTAATAAAGCTTTTGCCAGTCCTCTTGCTGGAGGCACAAATTTAATATCGGGTTACAATACAAATCAACTGTCTGAAGGCACAAATTTATATTTTACGACTGCAAGAGCAAGAGCATCTATTGGATCATCTGACAATGGTGGTGATGGTTCACTTAGCTATAATACATCAACAGGAGTTATATCCTACACAGGACCAAGTGCTTCTGAGACACAGGCACATTTTTCAGCCGCAAACGCTGGTACCGCAACCTATACACAATTATCATATAGTGCTGGCGTATATACTCTAACAGTGGATCCCTTAGACGCTTCTGAAATACCAAATTTAGACGCTTCAAAAATAAATGCAGGTACTTTAGATGCGGCTAGAATACCAAATTTAGACGCTTCAAAAATAAATGCAGGTACTTTAGATGCGGCTAGAATACCAAATTTAGACGCTTCAAAAATAAATGCAGGTCAAATAGACTCAGCTAGAATTCCCACTCTGTCATACTCTGAAGTTAGTGGTACACCAACATCAATAACTGATTTAGGAATAAGTGACGGTACTTCTGGTCAAATTTTAAAAACTGATGGCTCTGGTTCATTTACTTTTATAGATCCGCCTGTAAGTGGAGTTACTTCTGTTGCTACCGGAACAGGACTGTCTGGCGGAACTATTACTTCTACAGGCACTATTAACTTGGCAAATACTGCGGTAACGGCAGGATCATATACCACTGCAGATATTACTGTTGATGCACAGGGTAGAATAACAGCGGCATCTAGTGGTACATCTGGTGATAATGCATATACTGGTTTCACAATATCTGAAGATGGTGGTACAGGATCATTTGTTGCAAGTGCTTCTAGTGCAAATGCCAATTCTGGAACAGATAGACTAGATTTTGTAGCAGGTACAGGAATAACAATTCTAGGAACTTCTTCTGCGTCATCAAATGGTGATAAAATTAAAATATCTTCATCTCCAGGAACCACAATTAATTCAAATGCTGACAATAGAGTCATAACAGGTAGTGGAACTGCAAACACTTTAAATGGTGAAGCTAATATGACGTTTGATGGTTCAACTCTTGCTGTAACTGGAGCGATTACAGCGACTGGAAATGTGACTGCAGCATTTTCTTCGGACTTGAGACTTAAAGAAAACTTAGAAAAAATTGATAATGCTCTTGAAAAAGTAGATAATTTAAATGGTTATACATTTAATTGGAATGAAAAAGCAGACTTAGGTTTTACACCTAGCAATAAAAGAGAAGCTGGAGTTATTGCTCAGGAAGTTGAAAAGGTAATGCCAGAAGTTGTTGTGGATAGAGTTGATGGATACAAAGCTGTTTATTATGAAAAACTTGTACCTATCTTGATCGAATCTATCAAAGAATTAAAGGCAAGAGTTGAAGAATTAGAAGGTAAAAAATGACCTTACCATTCAGTGGAACAATAACATTAAATGATATAAATGCAGAGTTTGGTAATGGCGCATCTCTAACGCAGAATTATAGTGGCAATTTAACTTCCACAGAACGTGATAATCATCCTTTAGTTCCAGCATCTGGAGATATATCTCTTTGGGATTTTTACACAGTAGCTGCCCCAAGTTCTGGTCCTGGATTGTTTATTCAAAATCATAATATGCTTGTTCAAACTTTTGGAACTGATCAATCTACTACTGATGCCGCTGGAGATACTGTAGTAGTTAAAACTTTTACAGGATGGGAAGTCATGTTAGGTCAATTGGTTACAGGAGTTTCTAATACCCCTGGAACTAATGTGACCAGTCCTACTGATACAACATATCCGACAAATAATTTAAATGTAACACAAAACAATCAAGCTGGCAATAGTGGTCCTCATAAAGATACAAATATTAATCATTCTGGAAATTCTAATCGTACTGGCGATCCATCATATTCTGCATCTTTTATTACGCCAGACTATGTTATAGACGGATCAGCATCAGGACATAATGCTATTAAATTAAGTAGTAGTTTATGGTGTGATACAGGATTTGATGTTGTCAGAGGTCCGATTTTATATTCCGCAAGTGCTAGGGCAGTTGCTGCTGGCGAAAGAGTTAAATTTCTATATAGAGCAGAATCAGGAGGAGATGCTTATGATTTATTTGCATATGCTGTTGATACTAGTAGTGGTTCACAACAAATACTATTAAATACGACTCAAAATTCTAGTGGTGGCGCAACGGATTGGTTAACAAGTTCAACTACCATAACCACATCTGGCAACTATTTATTTGTTTTTTGTAATGGTACTTTTGATTTTACAGGAGGCAGATTTGCTGGAGCAACAGTTTATGTGACAAATATTGAAGTTGGTGCAGGTGGTAGCCTCACAGAAAATGGTGGCTTTAGTAATGTTGGTAATAATCCTAACTGGACATCAAATACAACAACTTCTGCAGTAACATTCACTACAAGCGGAAATGGAATAGATGCTGTATTAAATATACAAACTGTTGGCACTCAAGCTATTATTAGGGTTATTGATGGTGGTTCAGGATTTGCAGTAGGAGATAGTATAACCGTTGGTGGTCAACAGTTGGGCGGTAATGCTAGCGGAGATGATTTAACTTTTAATGTTGCTGCATTAGCATAATATTTGTAAATTCTATTTTGTATAAATAATACTATTACAAGGAGATATTGATATGGAAGATGAAGATTTTGAAGTAGATTATGAAGTATCCGATGATGAAGATGAACTAGAAGAATATGAGTTTGGTTCTGAAGATGATGAAGATGAATATACTGATGATGATTTTGAAGAACCTCAACCTATGTTAGATTTTGTTAATTCAGTACATAATGATGAACTTAGAGATGCTGGAAATTCTTTTCAGTCTATGCTAGGTGATAAGATTAAAGATGCTATAGAGGCTGAAAGAATTAATATAGGAACTCAAATGTTTGGTTCTGAAATGGCAGAAGAATAAAATAGAGAATTTAAATGAAAACTTTTAAAGATTTAATAAAAAATTTAGTCGTAGAAAAAAATGTTATGGTCGGCAAAAGCAAAATTGTTGTGACTAAATCTGGTAACAGATTCAAAGCTTCTATTGATGGAGAACATTTGGACGATTATGAATCTGAAAAAGAAGCAATTGCTATGGCAAAAGAATTTATTAAACAGTTTAAGAATAAAGGATAAGACATGAAACTAATCGCAGAATATTGTGATCATGATATACATCTAGTCACAGAAGCAAAGGCAAATGGTGAAAAGTCTTATCAGATCGAAGGTGTATTTGCACAAGCCGATCAACCAAATAGAAATGGCAGAATTTATAGAATGGAAGTAATGAAGCCTGCCGTTGAAAAATATATATCAGAACAAGTTAATACTGGTCGTGCTGTAGGTGAGTTAAATCATCCAGAAGGACCCACTGTTAATTTGGATAAGGTATCCCATCGTATTACGGAAATGAAATTTGATGAAAGTAATGTGATGGGTAAAGCACTTATATTAGATACTCCTATGGGTAAAGTTGTAAAAGGCTTACTTGATGGTGGTGTTCAACTAGGTGTTTCGACTCGTGGTATGGGAAGTCTTGTAAAACAGAATGGAATAATGGAGGTTGGGAATGATTTTCAACTCAACACCGTTGACATTGTTCAAGATCCATCAGCGCCTGGAGCTTTTGTTAATGGAATAATGGAAGGCGTAGAATGGGTATGGAATAATGGCTTGATTGAATCACAAGACATTGAAAAAATAGAGACTGAAATTAAGAAAACATCTTCACGCTCACTTGTGGAAGCACAAGTTCGTGGGTTTCAAAATTTCCTCTCGTTGCTTAAATAAGAAAAGGAGTCAAGTATGACTGATGAAAACCAGGAACTTGAGATCCATGATGACAACGAAATTGTGGAATCTCACGAAGATTATCTAAACGAAAGAAGCGAACCTATGGGCGATAAACCATCGACCATGACTACGCCTCCAAGTGAAGATGATTCGGTCGCGTCTGTAAAAGCCGCTGCCGGAAAAACTAAAAAAGCATCTCCGCCTAAAACTAAAGCGGGAATGAAAGCTGCTATGGCAGCAAAAGCAGAAGGAATGACGAAAATTCAACTACAATCATTGTACGCAAGTGTAATGGAAGAAGAAGTTGAATTGGATGATGAGGAAGCTATTGTGGAAGATACCACAAAAGACGAATTGGAAGTCATGATTTCTGAAGATGAGTCTCTAAGTGAAGATTTTAAAGCAAAAGCAAGCGTACTTTTTGAAGCTGCAATTAACAATCGTGTTGCAACTAAAGTTTCAGAATTAGACGAAGAATTTGCTGCAAAAATCGAGAGTCTTGAGGAGCAGTTTGCTACCGAGACAGAAGAATCGATTGAAGAAGCCAAAGTTGATTTGGTAGACAAAATGGATTCTTATCTCAACTATGTAGTCGAAAATTGGATGGAAGAGAATAGACTTGCTGTTGAGCAAGGTATTCGTACTGAAATTGCAGAAGGTTTCATGAGCAAGTTGAAAGACCTGTTTACTGAGTCTTATATTGAAGTACCAGAATCCAAAGTTGATCTAGTTGACCAACTTGCTGAAGAAGTCCAAGAACTAGAAGGTCTTTTGAATGCAGAAACCGCCAATAATGTTGCAATGAATGAAAAAGTAAATAACCTTAAGCGTAGTATGATTATTACAGAAGCGTCTAAGGATCTTGCTGAAACACAAGCTGCAAAATTACTAAAATTGGCTGAAGGTGTAGATTTTGAGAACGAGGAAACATTTGCGTTCAAAATCGAAACCATCAAAGAGTCGTATTTTTCAGCAAAAAGTGAAGCGGAAACGCCAGCAGCAATTGTTGAAGAAACGCTTACCGAAGAAACTCAAGAGGATACTGATCAAGTAGAAGTTTCTTCTAGTATGGCGCAATATATTGCTGCCCTAAAAGCTAACTAAGGAGTATTAAAGTTATGCAATACAATCAACTCGTAGAAAAGTGGGCACCGGTTCTGAATGAAGAATCAGCCGGAAACATCCACGACAAGCACCGCAAAGCAGTTACCGCTGTTGTGCTTGAAAACCAAGAAAATGCGCTGAAAGAGCAACGCGCACAAATGACAGGTTTCGGTGAATTGAGCGAAGCCGCACCAACTAACTCAACAGGTGCAAACGTACAAAATTGGGATCCAATTCTGATTTCACTTGTTCGTCGTTCCATGCCAAATATGATGGCATATGACGTTTGTGGTGTTCAGCCAATGACTGGTCCAACTGGACTGATCTTTGCAATGAAATCCACATATCGTACCACATCCAAAGGTCAAACTGATGGCGGAGAAGCCCTGTTCAATGAAGCAGGTCATGCATTCTCAGGTGATTCCACCGGTATTCATAGCACTGATGGTTCTGGCTTTAGTGGCGTTACTAACGCGGGTGCAGCTGGTCTGGATGATGATCGTAATGATCCTCTGACTGGTACTGGTATGTCTCTTGCAGATGGTGAAGCACTGGGTACATCTGGTTCGCCTGCGTTTAATGAAATGGGTTTCACCATTGATAAAGCGCAAGTTGTTGCGAAAACACGCGCATTGAAAGCGGAATATTCGCTTGAACTCGCACAGGATTTGAAAGCAATTCACGGTCTGGACGCTGAAAGCGAACTGGCTAACATTCTTTCAACTGAAATTCTTGCAGAGATTAACCGCGAAGTTATCCGTTCGATCAACAGCCAAGCTAAAACTGGTGCTTCTACAGGAAACACTGCACTGAATGGTGCATTTAACCTGAACACAGATGCAGACGGTCGTTGGAGCGTTGAGAAGTTTAAAGGTCTCATGGTTCAAATCGAGCGTGAAGCAAACACAATTGCAAAAGAAACTCGTAGAGGTCGTGGTAACTTTATCATTACATCTTCGGACGTTGCTTCTGCATTGTCTGCAACTGGTATGCTTGATTATGCACCAGCGTTGAAAGACAACCTGAATGTAGATGATACTGGCAATACATTTGCTGGTGTTCTTAATGGTCGCACAAAAGTATATATTGATCCATATGCTGTTGTAGACTATATCACCGTAGGTTATAAAGGTACTAACGCATATGACGCTGGTATCTTCTATTGCCCATACGTACCTCTTACAATGGTTCGCGCCGTTGCTGAGGATAGCTTCCAGCCAAAAATTGGTTTCAAAACTCGTTATGGCATGGTATCGAACCCATTTGTTGGTGCAACTGCATCTGATGGACTCGCAACAGCTAGAACTAACCAATACTACAGAATTTTCCGTGTAGACGATCTTCTGGTAAGTTCATAATAAAAAAGAGAGGCTTTAACCTCTCTCAAAGAAAAACTGTTAAGGGCGCTTTCGGGCGCCCTTTATTCAATCTAAAATGCAATTCCATTGTTCATTCACATAGAACGCTTTTAATGTATTATCTTTACCAAATGGTGAGATAATTTTACATACTGGACGATTTATGTCCTCTAGACCATTATCAAACTTCATTTGCATAGTGCCTTCTACAATTTCACAATCGTGATATGATGGCTTAACCATTGGTCCTGTAAATCTAACTGTTACTACTTGCATTATATACCTCCTGTTATAAACTGAACTTCAACAACATTATTATCAGGATCTATAAGAGTCCTAACTGCATTAGGAGTAGCAACAGGTCTAGATGCATTCCACCAACTCAAAGCTTCTCCTTTATCATCAAACATCATACCAACACTATCTAACATACCAGTAGGATTTTCTGGATTTTGAACACTGAATTGATTTCTTATTTCCCACATTAAGCAACTCCTCTTTTCATTTTCCAGTTTTGGATTGTTTTGTTGTACCAATCTTCGTTTTTATTACGAAGAATATCAAGAGGTGCGTGGCTTACTTCTAAACCTTCAGCATTTCTTGCTTCTACATATTCTTC